CACCACCGCCTCCTACACAACCACCACCTCCAGAAAATACCACAGCAGCAGATACACCACCTGGACAAGCATCTGGAGGCGTGGTAAGCGAAGAATTGCTCAAAATGTTAAAAATTGCAGGACTAAGATAGTGGTCGATTTACATTTGCTGTAACTCAATAAAAAATTTTTTTTTACCAAAGGCGCAAAATTTGCGCCTTTTTGTTTGACTTGCTAAATAACTATGTTATACACTTGCACTGTGCAAGAGTATATCTAGGCACACTAAGACCATCTTACTAAGGAGAATTATTATGGCAACTTCATTGGCAGAAATCCGTGCAAAACTGCAAGCGCAAGAAAACCGCACAGGCGGTAACTCACCAGGTGGCGACAATGCCATTTATGCACACTGGAACATAGCAGAAGGTTCCTCAGCCAAAGTCCGTTTCCTACCAGACGGCAATTCCAAAAACAGTTTTTTCTGGGTCGAGCGACTCATGATTCGTTTGCCTTTTCAAGGCATCAAAGGCCAGCCCGACAGCAAGCCTGTTGTGGTACAAGTTCCTTGTGTGGAAATGTATGGCGAAGCATGCCCTGTGTTGGCAGAAGTGCGCACCTGGTTCAAGGACAAGAGTCTTGAGGAAATGGGTCGCAAATACTGGAAGAAGAAAAGCTACTTGTTCCAGGGCTTTGTACACGACAATCCACTGGGTGACGACAAGACACCGGAGAATCCAATCCGTCGTTTCATCATCAGCCCACAGATCTTCAACATCATCAAGAATGCACTCATGGATCCTGAAATGGAGAACATGCCCACCGACTACAATGCAGGTCTTGATTTCACTATCAAGAAAACTTCAAAAGGTGGCTATGCTGACTACAGCACCAGTTCATGGGCTCGTAAAGAAACTTCACTGACCAGTGCAGAAATGCAAGCCATTGACCAATTTGGTCTTCACAATCTCGGTGACTTCTTGCCCAAGAAGCCTAGTGATGTTGAGCTTCGGGTGATCAAGGAAATGTTTGAATCAAGTGTTGATGGTCAAGCATACGATCCAGATCGTTGGAGCGCCTATTACAAGCCAGCAGGTTTTGCAGGTGGCAACACTGCGTCAGATGATGACGCACCAGCGGCCAAGGCTGTTCCTGCAGCGGCCATAAAGCAAGCTCCTGCGCCAGCTCCGGCAGTGCAAGATGATGCTCCGTTTGACACAGATGATGTTCCAGCAGCATCTGCTCCTGTACAAACTGCCAAGGCATCCAGTGCTCGCGCTGAAGACATCTTGGCCATGATTCGTAATCGTCAAAAGCAGTGATAAGGACGGGGGCTTCGGCCCCTGTGTCATTATGAAAGTGGTCTGGCTATCAAGCGGCGATGAAATAGAGTTCACGCCTGAAAATCATCAACTTTGTGAATATTTCATCAACAGCCTAAATCAAAGGCCTTTGATGTGTGTTCACAACGAAGTGGATCCAACTTGGCCCTCGCAGTTGATTGACTATCTACAAACAATTAACACTTGTTTTGAGTCAATGAAGCTGCCTTGTTTGGACATAGGCAATCCATTGGATCAACAGTTTCTTAATAGTTTGCATAGGCAATGGGTAAAGTTTCATCTGGACAATCCTAAAATAATTGCACTGCTTAGACTAAAAAATTCAGAGCTGGTAACAAAGTTTAGAGGTATCAACAAACTATTGCACAAGACTGAAAAAATGTTTTCACAGTGTTACCTAGGACAGAATGAAGATCAAGTAATAAACATGCACAATCCTTTTCACAATGCATTGAGCTTTAGCACTGCCAATCTGCAACTGTATTATCATGATCTGGGGCGCAACACTTTTAATAAGTGGATCAATTTTGATGAAGTGTTGGATGATGGTGATACCAACGACTATGTCAAATTATCTGCAGATGTGCAACTTAATCTTGGCCGCAGTCTACAACAGCAGGCTCCAACAAATTATCTTGAATGGTGTCAAAAACATGGATTAAGCAGTGCGCCAGGTCGCTGGGTAAATTTGGGCAATTTTGTTGATTTAGAAACGCAACTCACCAGCTATCGCGAACTGTTGATGCGTAATTTGCACAGTGATATTCTTTTGGTGCAGTGATGTTTAGATTCTCTTGGACCAGAACCGGCGACAGTTTTGATGTAGAACCCATACATCCAGAACTCAGCTCATGGTTTGTAGAACAGTGTGATATTCACACAAACAGTTTCAGCACACAGGTATTTGACACCGATTATCATACACCTGAACTCACAACTGAAATTGACAAAGCAGAAGCTGCTTGGCAAATGGTGAATAATATTTTAACCAAGTTTAATTTTGAAAATTTACCAGTAACTGACTGGTATGATCAACAGCAATTGAATAGGCTGCACAAATGCTGGATAAACATCATGCAGGTCAATCCAGGTTTAGAAACTGTGTTGTTTCATATGAACCGCGAGGCCTTTGATCAATTTCATAGTCTTAATCGTTTGATACACACCATTGAAAATAGTTTTAGATACGAATTGCGTGACAAGCTGGCTTGGAGAGTACCAAATCCTTTTCCTGCAGAAATGTTTGACACTGGTGTTTTTAATGTAAGTATTCTCTATGTGGACCACGGACGCAATGCCATGGAGAAATTCAAAAATTTTGATCTTGATCCAAACGATCATGAATTAAGTGCGTGGCAGTACATTGGAGCAAGTTTAGAAATTAATCTGGTGCGGCCCTACAAGGATTTGAAGCCTCAGGAGTTTGTGGAATACTGCTGGCGGCACAATATTAAAGCCCAACCCGATAGACTTCCATTTGGAAATCTAGTAAACTGTGTTGAAACTCTTGCACATGCAAGAAAGGTTATGAGCACAAACTATCATCTCTCCGACAATTTTTTAACAATAAAATCTTTATAAAGGAACTATCATGGCTAAACCATTTGATGTAAGTAAATTTAGAAAAAATATCACCAAGAGCATTGATGGCATCTCGGTAGGATTTCGAGATCCAGATACCTGGATCAGCACAGGTAACTATACCTTGAACTATCTAATCAGCGGCGACTTCCGTCGTGGCATCCCCATGGGCAAGGTCACTGTGTTTGCAGGCGAATCAGGATCAGGCAAAAGTTTTATCTGCGCAGGTAACTTGGTTCGCAATGCACAGGCACAAGGCATCTACTGTATCTTGGTAGACACAGAAAATGCACTGGATGAGGCATGGTTACATGCACTTGAGGTGGATACCGACGAAAACAAATTGTTAAAATTAAATGTGGCCATGATTGATGATGTGGCAAAACTTATTTCAGACTTTGTAAAAGAATACAAAGGCATCCCAGAAGATGAGCGCCCCAAGGTGTTGTTTGTGATCGACAGTTTGGGCATGATGCTCACACCAACAGATGTGAATCAATTTGATTCAGGTGATCTCAAAGGCGATCTTGGTCGTAAACCCAAAGCACTCACTGCTTTAGTGAGAAACTGTGTTAACATGTTTGGCGATCTAAACATTGGTATGGTTTGTACTAACCATACATACGCTAGCCAAGACATGTTTGATCCAGATGATAAAATCTCAGGTGGACAAGGCTTTATCTATGCAAGTTCGATCGTTGTTGCAATGAGGAAACTTAAACTCAAAGAAGACGAAGATGGCAACAAGATTTCAGAAGTCAAAGGCATTCGTGCAGCTTGCAAGATCATGAAAACTCGTTATGCAAAACCATTTGAATCAGTACAGATCAAAATTCCCTACGAAACAGGCATGAATCCATATTCGGGCATGACAGACATGTTGGAAGGCAAAGGTTTGTTAACCAAAGAAGGCAATAGTCTTAAATACACCCTGGGCGATGGCACAGTAATCAAGCAGTTCCGCAAGGCCTGGGAACGCAACGAGGATGGCAGTCTGGACAAGGTCATGGAAGACTTTGTGAAGAATCCACATCATGTGGTGTCACAACAATTAGAAGAGGAGGCTGTGGAATGATTGATGTTGAAGTTCTAGTTGAAGCTTTTGGGGTAATGAAAGAATACATTAGCTCTAAGGATCGGCAGGCTGTGGCAGATCATCTGTTCAGTATATTAACTGACTCAGATGGCATCTCAGAAAAAGATCTAAAGGCGTTTGCAGCAAGCGATCCTTATCTTCAGCGTGCTTGTGAAGAATATTTTCAAGACGATGAAGAAGTAGATGAGGATGATTACGACTACGACGACGATAGAGAAGAATAATGTGGTATAGTCGGGTAATCCAGGATCTGGGTGCTATACCAGACTTCATTGCCTTTTATGAAGCAGAAATGCTTGCAGCCAAGCGAGATGTGGCCATTGCTGGTCGTGTGGAACAACGGCTCAGCGATTTGCCTGGGCTTACCGAGCATCGGTTTAATCAGTTGCAAGAAATCGAAGCAGTGTTAGAATACCTAAATATTCAACTGCGCAAAATACGCCGTAAGCATTTTCAAAAATATCTAGAAACTT